TTAATAAAAAGGTTAGACTTGATGGAGATGGAACCGATTTTGATGCAACGATAAGACTTATAAGTAGTACATATTATGTTGATATTGATGATCCAGGCAAAAATTATACATATGTACGTAGAGTAATGAAAGAAACAGGGGTCAGTACCAGTATTTATGCAGAAGATACTAATTTGACAGCAATGTTATCACCTATCAATGGTCATGGTTTTGACTCTGTAGAAGAATTCGGTGGATATAGATTGATGATACATACAGAGTTCTCTGGCAGTACTTTATTTGGTCAGCAAGGAACTACATATGAACATACATATGCTGATGGAACTAATACTGATTTTCGTACCGTTGGTTTGATAATAGATCCTATTAAGAGTACAAGTAGTCATGATGATATTTTAAACGGTGAACAAAAAGGTACAATAGTAGTAACAGGAGATAGACAATCGGCAGTAGATTCTACAAATTTGGTTAAAGTAAATTATACTTCAATCACTACTGCTAGTCCATTAACAACTGCTACAGATTGGATAGAAAAGGAAGTAATGCAGTTGAAGGGATCAACTTCAGTGGCAGCTGGTGCACCCGTTGATATGCATGCTATTGGTAGGGTTGTTGATATAGATCATTCAGGCCCTACTGGTGATGTTTTTATTCAGCCATATGCAGGACAGGAATCTTTAACTAAATTTTCAAATTCTTCATCGTACTATATCTTTTTAGTGGATAGTGGTGAGACGCATGGAGTAGATACTAGTAACTATATCGTACCCGGCGATACTGGCGGAGTTGTTCAGAATGATTTAATTCCATACACAGGTGATGTCGTCTTTTTGGATAATAGGGTCGCTATTACCAGATATAGTGATAGGACAGAAACAATAAGACTTGTAATAGAATTTTAGAGAGGTAAAAGGATATGTTAATAGGAACAGAATTTATAAAAATGATATCTTCTGGATTGTATGGGGAATATATTATGGGTGAGCCATGGGATGATACTACTAGTACAGCTATACGGAATCTTTGGACATCTGAAGATGAACGTGCATTTAATGAAACTATTGATAAGGCAATTAAAGATTTTTGGGGAACAGAAAAGTTACAAACTATTAATGATGAAATAGAAAAGATGCAAAAAGCTATGCTTAAGTTGCATGCGGAAACACCATTGCAGTCTGGTAAGGTTGATGATAGGGGTGAGCCATACTGGAATGAATCTGATCCCGATGATAATTTTTGTGAAATACTGTATAAAGCTGGAGTTCCAGTACAAGTAAGGGAATTAAATGAAACGCAAAGTATTATTAAAGAAAGAATACGGAATATTGCAGACGGTATATTTTTAGAAAGTGGAGAAATTTTAAAGGCAGGTCAAGTAACTTATAGTAATAATGTTTCATATGTAAGTCTTAGTACGCAGGTTTTGATGAATGATTATACTACAACTTATGATGGTTTAGATTCATCTCTTTATATTATTGGTAAATATATTACTGATAGTACTGGTTTGATAAAAGCTAAAGTTATTGCTGCAACTGCAGATAGTAATCAAGAAGTAACAGCTGAAAACTATTCCCTTACACTATTTCTAACATACATATATTCGGATGGCGGGGAGAGTACAGTTGATAATATATTTAAATCTGGTGACGGTCTGTATATTTTAAAGAATGATGGTACTGTTGATTCAACTAAGCAAGTTGGTACTGTTGGTAAATTTCGTAATTTGCCGTTAAACGCTACAGGTAAATCCTCTATAGCACAAATAAAAGAAGGCGTAATATATGTCAATGGAGTTACTTTAAAAGTCTGGCCACAAACTCTAATTGTTTCCAAATATAGTACATTTTCAACATTTAGGATAGGTTTGGCAATAGAAGAAAGATTAATTACTGCAGCAGAATCACCTAAGTTAGCTGATCCTGCACAGGGTACTCCAAATGAAGGTGGGCCAGGTGCTGATAGAAAGCAACTCATGGTTCGTCTTGCAAAACGTACTATTGATTCAGAGAGCAATGAACGTTTTTTAGATCTATTAAAAGTGGTGAATGGTGATATACAATGGAAGAATAGATATATACAAGAAGATGCATCTAAGTCAGATATAGTAGAATATGAATATACTCACCGCGGTGATAAGATTATAACTCCATTTGATTATGAAGTCAAAGAGCACCTTAGTACAAATACGGATTCTAATGGTGAATCTGGACTTTATACTGCTTCTACTGGTGGGAGTGACACTCTTTTGTCTTTGGGTGTTGGTAATGGTACTGGTACTGTACAGGGCAGAGAGGTTGATATACTCTCTAAGCAAAGAGTTAATATAGAAAAGCCAAGAGCACTTAAAACCAAAACAAGTACAACTTCCGTTGCAGCTCAGGTAGGGAATTATGTAGTAACTGATGGTGGAATTGATATTACATCTACAGCTGTCACTTCAACTGGTGAATATGTTACATGGTTGAATTTTGCACCAACTGTTATAACAGAGGCTATGTACACTTCTGTTAATTTAAGAAAGGCAGCGACTGTAATAGGAACGGCAAAAGTTCGTGATATTACTAGGTTTAATTCTGAGTTTCAAATTTATTTGTTTGATATTAATATAACGACTGCAGGAAATACTTTGAAAGATGTTGAAGAATTAACCACGGCCTCTAATAATTATAAAATCGCAGATATTAATACAGAATTTACTCAAACTGTTACACAGAGTTATGGCCCTTCAGAAACTGCAGCATTTACAGATGATACACAATTCGGAATTGATACAACATTAACTTCTTTGAATGACACTTCAAAAAATAAAAATTTATTTAAGATTCCAAAGGATGGAGTATCTCACGATAGTAGTGTATCTCCCACTGAAAAAGGAGTTTCTAGCGTTACTATTAATAGTGTTAGAACTACATTTGTAGTTACTGCAGCATCTTCAAAATTGACTGTTAATTTATCAGCTACTGGTGAAACTTTTGATACCAGTAGTTTGAGTGGAACAACAAATGAAGATATTATAGTTTATGGTATTAGTGGTTCTAATGGAAAAATGTGGAGTTCGACTGAATTAGAAATTAATTATGCATCAACAACTAGTATGGAAATTGAAGATTCTGGTAGTGCTATTACCAATGCAGCTAATTATGTTGTTATTGCACCAATTAAATTATCATCACCAGTAACTATAGCTAAAACTGTTAAGTTTTATACTTATAATGTTACTGTAAAAGCTACTGGTACTACAATGCCAATTACATTACTCCACCCTGATGTATTGGATAAAAATTGGAAGATATATCAAAAAGGTGATGGATGGAGTTCTAATGCAGATATACTTGATACTGATATTTCATCTCGTTTTGAGTTGGATTCGGGTCAACGTGATAATACCTATGAACTTGGTAGCTTTAAATTAAAAGATGGTGAAGAAGCCCCGACAGGTTCACTGAGAATTGATTATTACTATTTGGATACTATTCACACTAGCAATATAAGAACAGGGGATTATATTTCAGTTGATTCCTATCCAGTGGGTAGTGTTCCTGCATCTCCAGCTGACGGTTGGGGAACTTTTTTATATACTGATATTCCTAAATATACTAGTTCATCAACAGGAATTAGTTATAGATTAAGTGATGTTATTGATTTCAGACCAACTAAAAATTCATCTGGGGTAATAGTGAATGCACCAAGAACTCCATTTAATACTACAGTTGATATTGGTCAATTGAAATATTATCAGCCCCGCATAGACAAAGTGTACTTGACTAATGGATCTAAAGATACAGAAGAAATCACAGATGGTAATTTGATAATTGGTGAAAAATATAAGATTGTCAGTATAGGAAATAGTAATTTTACTTTGGTAGGTGCCAGTGTGAATGTTCCTGATGAGATATTTATTGCAAGTGGAACTAGTTCAACGTCAAGTGGTACAGGAACGGTTACAAGATTTGTGGGGAATCTAAGAGTTATAAAGGGAACTCCATACGATGGTGAAGCGGTTGTTCCAGATGATCCTAAAGTCGGTCTACCAGTTTTTGAGATTAGAGTGCCTAGTTATGTATTTGAAACTAAGGATGTTGTTGTTAAGCAGGTTGATAACGTTGAAAGAAAGAACTTTGATATATCAAAGTTTGAAAAGATAATTGAAAATTTACAGCGGCATGCATCGGTTGATCCATTGGAAGCAAAAGTTGATAGTCACGATCTTGGTCGTGGCAGAAAGAAGGTTGGACATTTCTTTGATTCATTTGAAGGTCAGGAAAAATCAGATGTTTTGTTAAAAGAGTATTCAGCTTCTATAGATAGGTTTAGAAATGAATTACGACCAGAATATTCTTCAGAAAATATGGGTATTCGCGTAACACCATATGCCTCAAATAGTTTATATGATCCACAAACAAATAGTGTTTCTGATAAAGAATTGATTACATTGCCACTGAATACCGCTAAGAATTTTGAAATAGAAGTTCAAAATGTAGAATCCAGTACGGATATTCCATTAAGAACTTCACATACAGATGTCTATAATGGTTATATGAGGGTTACTCCAAATTATGATTATTGGAAATCTACACAATCTCGCCCAGATCTTATTAGAAATAAAAATGGTGAATTTGATGCAATAAAGCATCATCCGGCAGCTGCTGATGTTAATGGGATGGTATGGGAAGATTGGAGAACTCACTGGGCTGGATTTTCTAAAAATGAATTTGAGGAATTGTCTTCAGATACTTCATATAAGAATGTTTTGAATGAGTTGAAAAAGAGTTATGAAGTAGAATCCAATTCTATTGAAGTTGCTGGAAAGCATGTACTAACTGATTATGTACCTTATATCAGAACTCAAAATATAGTGATAGAAGCATATGGACTACGGCCGAATAGTGGTAATATTCGTTTGAAATTTGATGGGGTTAATATTACAACGGATGTTTATAATAATACTTCAACAAGTAGTTCGTTTAAAAACACAACTACATTAGCTCTGAAAACTGATGATTATGGTAGGTTTGTTGGTACATATACAATACCGAATGTAGATGCTGGAATTGGTACTAGGAAATTCAAAACTGGTAAAAAATTGGTGGTTCTTGATAGTGCTAGTAATGATGTTGACTGTTATGCAGAAGCTGTTTTTAATGCAGTGGGTTATGTGGATAATAAGGTGTCTACTAGAAATCTTGAATATTCTTGG